TAATGCTGGACCATCACTAAGTACAGTAAATTTTACTGCTACCTTGCAAGTTAATAATGAATGGGAGGGAATACGATCATTTGTAGATACCTATTACGACTAAAATGATAGCAGCACCAGACAAACTACCTTATGATGCATGGTTTGATGATAATCCTTTAAAGGATACAGAGTACATAGAAAAACCCGTTTATGAATCCTGTGAGATTCCAATACATAAGATAATGTATGATTATGCAACAAGAGCAATAAATAAGATAGGAGGATCAGAAAATGCCAGCAGTAACGAGAATAGGGGACAGTGAAGTATCACATTGCTCAGGTATGGTACGAGCCAGTGGTTCTGGTAATGTATTTGCTAATGGCATCTCAGTGAGTAGACAAGGAGATAAGAATACAGTACATAAGTTTCCTGCAGGTAATACATGCCCCCCACATTCTACGAGTATAAGTAGTGGTAGTAGCACGGTCTTTGTAAATAGCAAAGGATGTGGTAGAATAGGGGACCCGACCTGTACATCTGTGTCAGGAGGGAGTAGTTCCGTATTTGCAGGAGGTTAAAATGTCAGGAGATTACGAAACCCACAACGATAGGCAACCAAACATTACCTATACACCAGAGGCAACGTATCACATTTATTTGAAAGATAAATGCCTATTTAAGAATTTGAATCAAGATGAATTTGATCTTATATGGGGAAGAATATACCGTTCTTACTTTAAAGAAGAACTTACGTATGCTGAATGTATAGAAGATACATGTTTAGTAGGTCTGGAACAAAGTTACTAAAACACTTTTTGTAATGATCCAAGTTATTAATGATTATTTGAAACTAGAAGAACTGAAGGTAATACAGGATTTAATGTATGAACCTGGTTTTTGGTCTTATGATCCCTTTAAAGTCCGCTATAACGATATAGAAGAGGATGATTTAAGGGATGGTCAGTTTAACCATGGGTTCTTTAATAGTGCTACATTGCACCAATCAGAGTATTTACCTAAACTATTTCCTATTTTCTGGCGAGTAAACCCTTTAGCACTCTACAGAATTAAGGCAAACCTCGAAAAGTATGGTGGAGAGAAGAAATATGAGAGCGAATGGCACTGGGATTGGCAGAATGATGAAAAAATCCCCTGTAAGAATATGCAAACTGCTATATTTTACGTAAATAGCAACAACGGATACACAGAATTTGAGACAGGAGAGTGTATAAACTCGCTTGCTAACCGTATGGTGCTGTTTCCAAGCAATATAAAACACAGAGGTGTCACATCAACTAACTCAAAAGAGCGTTTTGTGATCAATTTCAACTGGTTTATACCAGAGCTTGACAAATCAAAGAGTGTTTGATATACTAAATATGTTGAGTTGATCGCTCAACACGGGAGTGACTGAATAAACTTACTGGCATATTGCTGGTTAAGGTGATGAGACACAGGTGGTGCTGCACCGAGAGGTGAATCGACTTACCAGTCGGGTCTCAGGCAAAGATGAATTACTCTGTAGTAATGCCCGTCTTTTGTTGGTACACAGGAATCCAACCTCCCCCCTAACCACACAAAGAAAAATATCTTTCCTTTATTCGATTATGGCAGTTAGAACTAAGATGGGTGGATTCGGAACTACTATACAAGTAGAGACGAACCAAAAGAAGACCCGTCAAGGCACAAGTAAAAACACAAAATATAGTGCAACTAGTAGAAACAAACGGAAAAAGAGGTATCGAGGACAAGGAAGATAACACAGGGGGTCGGATGACCCTCTTTTTTTATGCTTATAGATAGTGTTAACGTATAATAATGTAAAAATGACAATCCGAGTCGATAAAAGTGAAGAATTTGTCAAATCTGGCAGAAAATTAATCAGTGAATACCCTTCACAACCCCTTAAAAAGGAAAAAAGGGAAGAATCTGAGAAACCCTGATATATAAAAGGTAAAGTCCGTTAAAAAATGGCGACTGTCTCCAAAAAATTTGTTGATATTAACCCTAATTTTGAGAAAAATCCTCTAACTAAGGATTTACCACTGCTAAAGAACGCTGAAGCGATCAAATTTGCAGTAAAAAACATTATAATGACCACTAGGGGTGATAGAGCGTTTCGTCCATACTTCGGTAGTACAGTTATTGGGTCATTATTTGAGAATTTTACCTTAGCAACAGCAGATGATATCAAAGTTGCCATATCAGATGCCTTAAAAGCATATGAACCAAGGATAAAATTACTTGATGTTAGAGTTCAAGATGATATTGATAAGAATGCATTGGATGTAAGAATATATTATAGGATTATAGGAATACCTTTAGATCCACAATCACTTAATTTAATACTAGAAAGAGTATAATGGCTTTTAATCAAGTAACTAATCTCGACTTTGAAGAGGTAAAAACAAGTTTGAAGGAGTTCATGAGATCTTCTGATACTTTTACTGACTATAACTTTGAAGGATCGGTATTATCACAGTTATTGGATGTATTATCCTATAACACCTATTACAGTGCCTTAAACGCCAACCTGGTGGCGAATGAGGTCTTTTTTGATAGTGCCTCTATAAGAGAGAATGTAGTATCACTTGCTAAGTTAGTTGGATATACCCCAAGGTCTGCAAAGGCAGCAAAGGCAACCATTACAATGGACTTTGTTGTAACACCTGCACAATCATCACTTACCTTAAAGAAAGGTACTGCCTTTGTTGGTAGAAACGCTGATGGAACTTTTGTATTCAGTGTTTTAGCAGATGTTACCAGAGAATCATATATTGATACTAGTGGAATTCGTCGTGTTACCTTTACAGACATCGACATTTACCAAGGAAACCTATTAAACCTTAATTATGCAGTAGATACATCTACTAAACAGTCATTTATCATTCCTAGTGCTGATGCAGACATAGATTTACTTACAGTTATAGTAGATCACTTCGATACTACTGTTCCATTGTCATATAGAGCAGTAAAAGACATTACTGAGATCTCTGCAACTGATAGAGTTTACTTTGTACAGGAAAATAAGAGTGAACAGTTTGAAATTATATTTGGAGACGGAGTATTTGGACGTAAGATACAAAATGGTGATAGTATTGCTATTGAGTACCTTAACACTAACAAAGCATTAGCAAATGAGTGTAGTAGTTTTGAATTTGTAGGTACTATCATAAGTGGAAGTACAACAATTACGGATTTACAACCAACAATTACCGTAACTACTAATTCTTTTGGGGGATCTGATCCAGAAGACGTTACATCTATCAAATATTTGGCTCCAAGATATTATTCTTCTCAGCGTAGAGCCGTAACTGTACGGGATTATGAAACTTTAGTTGCGGAATTATATCCAAACTTACAATCTTTATCTGTTTATGGTGGAGAAGAAGCGAATCCTCCGCAATATGGTAAAGTATACATCGTAGCAAAACCTAATGGTGCAGAAGCACTTACAACTACTGCTAAGAAGGAATTACAGAAGGCAATCAAGAAATATACGATATTAAGTGTTATACCTGAGATTATAGATCCTTCTTTCTTGTATTTGGAAATAACTTCCTTTGTTTACTACAACAATAACAATACACGTAGGAATTCAGCAAATATTACTAATGTAGTAAGATCAACAATCCAGAATTTTGGTAACACTGCAGATTTAGAAAGATTTAACGGTAAATTTAAGTATTCTAAACTAGTTGGTCTAATTGATGATGCAGATATTGGTATAACATCCAATATTACACGTATTCGGATGAAAAAGAACATTACAGCACTGACTAATGTTTTTGCATCTTATACAATATGCTATGGTAACGTAATTTCACAAAATACTGACCTTGTATCCACTGGTTTCAAGTTGACTGGTGAAGATCAGTCATACATTTGGTATTTGGAGAAATACAGTACAAACAGTATTGCAATTTACCGTGTAGATGGAAGTGAGAAGAAATACTACAGTCAAAACATCGGAACTATTGACTATTCGATGGGTGAAATAAATATTAATGGTATTAACATAAGTTCTACAGTCGGAGGAACTCCATACATTTCTGTATCAATGATTCCTGCTTCTAACGACATTATTGCCTTGAGAGATCTATATTTAACAATATCAGATTCAGATATTACAGTCACAACTATTCTAGATGATATTACATCTTCATCTAGAACATCAGGAGTGGGTCAAACACCAGTTTCTAGCTAATGTTCAATTCTTTACAAGTATCAAATGCCATTGAACAGCAGGTTCCAGATTATCTGTCCAATGAGTATCCAAATTTCATTAATTTCTTTAAGGACTATTATAGGTTCTTAGAAACTAATGGAAATGCACTTGATTTACTAAATGGACTTACAGAACTTGTTGATATTGATACTTACACTGAAGCTGATGCACAAGCGACCTTAGACGGTGCTATAACCGCCTCAGACACGTCTATTACAGTTTTAGGGCATGTTGACTTCCCCTTGAATAACGGACTCCTTAAAATTGATTCTGAGGTCATTTTTTATAAGAGATTAGAGCATACAACAGACAATAAAACTAATTTTAACGAATGTAGTAGAGGATGGACATATAACACCTTAACTGTTACTGATGGATTCAAACCAAACGTCGTAACAGTCGCTGCTGAACATGCAGATGCTTCTATTGTCAATAATCAGTCATATAATTACATTCTATACTTTTTAGAACAAATTAGAGAGCAATATTTAATAGATTTTCCATCAAACGTCTTAGTTGATAATTTAGACCTTGTAAATGTTGATTTCCTTTTAAAAAGAGCAAAAGATTTCTATCTTTCTAAAGGAACACCTCAAGGTATTGATTATTACTTCAAATTCCTTTTTCAAGAAAAACCAGAACTTAAGAATTACAATGAATCTTTAATAGATGCTTCAAATGCAACTTATCAGAGTAAAGAGATTGTTAGAATCGAATCTTTAGATAATTACGACCCAAGATCTCTTGATGGTGATTCATTCATGCAAGGGGGTAATGAATTTCCAATTCAGACCGTAGAAAACGTCTTTTCTTCTTCAAGTCAAGTATATGAGGTTGAATTATCAAATGGTGAACTTTTAAACCCAACAAGATTTACAAAAATCACTTCAACCTTAATTGAAGACAAATTATTTGTAGATTCTACTTATGAGTTTCCAGAAACGGGATATTTACGTATTGGTGAGATTTTAGTAGAATATACGGGAAAAACTCTTAATTATTTTAAAGTTAAGGACTTTAATACTACAAGATATAAGATTGGTGAAACAATTTACGATTCTGCATCTTTAGCAACTGTAAAGGGTAGACCAGCTGCATTTTTCGTAATATATGCAGGTGTTGCTGGATTTAGTGTAGATTCTACTCTTACATCATATCAAGTTGGAGATGTTGGTCAAGTATCAGATATTATTGAAGTAAACGATAGAATTATCAATAGTTGGGATTTTAATGATCAGATACCATGTACAACAAGAGAAGGATTCTTATCGGGTGTTAATACCGTCTGGTACGATAATGATTCAACATATGTTTATACATCCAGTATTCCCTACTATAACATATTTTCTATACCAACTGTGGTATTTCTTGAAGATGGAAAATATATTAGGCGTTTTCCTAGAACATTCCAACGTAGTACAGAAGGAAGTAAAGAAAATATACCAACAAATGAACCTGTAGGATTTTTAAAAGATGGAACTGCTATTCTTAGTTGGAAGAGTGCTACAACAATAACAAGAGGTAAATTAGAGAGTATTGGTATAGAATCTGGTGGAACACACTTTAATGTCAATAATCCACCTACAATGGTTATTGATGTGCCTAGAGATGAGAATGGGGCAGATCTTACACTAGCACCTACATCAGGGGCAACTGGTTTTGAAGGAGAACGTGCTGTAGCAGATATAATTGTAAATGGAGCATTAAAAGAAGTTTATATTGAAAAAGGTGGTTTAGGTTATCCTAGTAATATTAGTATTGATATTATTAAAGATGCTACTGATACTGAATATACAGGTGATGATTTTTCACCAGCTTTAGTACAACCAATAGTAGTTGGTGGAGCAATTACAAAAATAAGAATTATAGATGCTGGAAAGGGTTATACTAAGCAACCTGAAATAAGAGTTACCCCAATAATGAATCAACAAGCTGGTGTAACTGAAAATGCTATATTAACTGCTTTTGTAACAGGTTCTATTAGTAAGGTTAATATTACAAATGCAGGTAAAAGGTATAAACAAGATCCTACTTATGAATTAGTAAAAGGTAGTAGTGCTACTGGATTTGTAACTGTATCTAATGGTAAAATTATACAAGCAACAGTTATTAATGGTGGAAACAATTATAATAGTCCTCCAATAGTAACAATTAGTG